CTCTCCTTTGCACAAAATGTGGCTTTAGGGTGTACCCAACCCCGACATTTCACGCCGTTTTTGCACTAAAAAAACAAAAAAAGCCCTGAAAAAACTGCTTTTTTGAGCATTTTTTCACCTTCTCAAATGTTAAATATTAGTTAAATTTTCACCGTAAACTACTATAAATGAAGCGAATAATAAAGTTCGCACACACAAATAAGATATTTACTACGAATAAGTTATTTTGGCGCCATTATTTTTGATTACTAATTTCATTTATAAATGTTTACAATGTGTTAATTAAAGTTTTTGTTTAATTAAATAAATCTTCGTATCTTTGCATCAACAAATTAAAAAAAGAAAGGAAAACAAATGCACAACACGAAAACACGCAAACGCCGCCCGACGGCAGAGGAATTGAAGGCAACGATGGCCTTCTACAGACTACCCGAAACAGAACACTATGAGTGCCGCGATGGTCGGTGTGTACTCGACATCACACGCCCTCGCAGACAGCCGACAATCACCATCACGCAGACGGTCATTGAGTATGAATAATGCCATATATAAAGCGCATAGAACGGAAGACTGACAGCCGCCGAAAGACAGGCAGAAACAAAGAGTACTTTGATTTATTAAACACCCGCCGATGGCGTAACCTTCGGGCGATGTACCTCGCCGAACACCCATTGTGCGAGGATTGCGAGGCAGCGGGCAGGACAACCCCCGCCGAGGAAGTCCACCACCTCACAGAGATATTGAGCGGCGCGACCGCCGATGAAATGATGGCTTTGGCCTACAGCCCCGACAACCTCCGCGCACTCTGTGCCGACTGCCACCACGCCCGCCACGGCAAAATCAACAGAAAGGAGCAACTATGAGAGCCTTAATTGAAATACTGAAAGACACTATAATGATACAGCAACAGATATACATTAATATGTTGCAGAGCGAACAGAGGGACAAGGATATAATAAGTAAGTTAGACAGGATGACCAAGGAATTGGTTTGTGCATAGTTCTTAATCCTTTCGGACGGTGTGGGCGTGAGCCCTATCCGCCCACTAAATTAAAGAAAATGAAAAAGATAGAGAAATACAGCAACTACACCGCCGACACACAGGCGCGAATGTCCGAGATAGAGGACAGCATCGTTGAGCGTTACGGCAATGTGCCGCCGAAGTTCAACGCCGCTTTGTTCCTGCTCGCAGACAATCTTGACCTGCTCGCAGAATGCCGCAAATCACTCGCCGATGACGGCCTGTTCGTCGAGGGGCACCGCAATCCCCTTGTGGTCAGCGTCGGCAACCTTACCGCCTCCATACAGGCCTCGCTCAAGTCGCTCGGCTGTACACCTTATGCCGAAGGTCTCCTTAAGACCGATGAAGGCGAGGACACCGACGAATTTATAAATAATTTAACAAAATAGAAATCAACGCTTCACTCATTTTTTGTGTTTTTTCGACCCGCAATGAATCAGTTACGCAACATCCCGACCCCTTACACCGCCTATGCGCTCTCTGTCGTGGGCGGTGGGGTCGTGGCGGGTCTTTACGTCAAACAAGCCTGTGAGCGATACTTGGATATGCTCGACCGCGAGGACATTGAGTTTCGCCCCGAGGAGGTTGACAAAGTGGTCAATTTCATCGGCAAACTCCGCCACTACAAAGGTGCCTCCGCACGAAAGCACTTCACCCTATCCGACTTTCAATTCTTTGCCATTTGCGCCATTTATGGCCTCTTCAAGGACGGCAAGCGACTTGTCCGCAATGTCTACCTCGAAATGGCCAGAAAGAACGGGAAAAGTGCCTTCTGTGCCGCGCTCTGCCTCTACGAACTATATGCGAGCGGCGAGCCGTCGCCCGAGGTTTATTTGCTCGCCAACTCTGCCAAGCAATCGGGAATCCTGTATGAGATGTGCAAAGAGTACGCGGGCAGCATAGACCCGCGCGAGAGATACAGCAAATTCTATCGAGATAAGATTAAATTCAAGCCAAACAAAGGCGTTCTCCAAGCATTTGCCGCCGACGCGAGCAAACTTGATGGTTTCAACCCCTCTCTGTTCTGTGTGGACGAATACCACGCCGCCACCACGTCGGCTTGTTACGACGTCATGAAGAGCGGACAGGGTCAGCGAGAGACCCCGATGTCAATTGTCATCACCACTGCAGGCTTCAACCAAACGTCGCCCTGTTATGAGATGAGGAAAACCTGTGTTGAAATCCTTGCAGGAGTGAAGGCGGACGATTCTACCTTTGCCCTCATTTATGAGCTTGACGAGGGCGACGATTGGAGCGACCCCGCCAACTTCAAAAAAACCAACCCAAACATCGGCATCACGGTCAAAGAAGACTATTTGCTCAAACAGATTGACGCCGCCAAAAACAACACGTCGTTGGAGGCAAGTGTCCGAACAAAGAACTTCAACGAATGGCTGACAACGGCATCGATATGGCTCCCCGCCGACTTGCTCAACAAACACACAGAGACGGTGAAGTTGTCCGATTATCGCGGTTGTTGCACCTATATGGGCGTCGACCTCTCCGCCGTGAGCGACTTGACCGCCCTTGCTCTCTGCATCCCCACGGACGGCAAATTTGTGTTTAAAACGTTGTATTTCCTGCCCGCTGTGGCTCTCGATGAAAGCCCCAACCGCGAACTATACCGCAAATGGCACCGCAATGGCTACTTAATCATAACGCCTGGCAACGTTACCGACTATGACGCTGTGACGCGGGAGATTGTCGGACTTGACAAGGACGGAATTGTTGTAATGCAGATTGCTTACGATTCATGGAATTCCACACAGTGGGCAATCGATGCAACAGCCCTCGGACTGCCTTTGCAACCTTACTCTCAAGCACTCGGCAACTTCAACCGCCCGACAAAGGAATTTGAACGACTTGTCCGCTCCGACAAAGTCATCATCGACAACAACCCGATAACTCGATGGTGCTTTGCCAATGTCGCCCTCAAAGCCGACCACAACGACAATGTGAAGCCGATTAAAGGAAGGAGCAAGGATGCGAAAATCGACGGCGCAATTGCCATGATAGAAGCACTTGGGGCATACCTGCAAGGAGACCATAACGACTATAGTATTGTATAGAATATGAAAATTTTAGGATATAACATTACACGCGAACAACGAGCCACAGAGCAGACGCCGACCGCCACCATCACCACGGTTAGCAATATTCCGTTTGCCTCGCTCTTTTCCGACCGCTCGGCAATGTCGATTTCAACCGTTTTCAGATGTGTTGAATTGATTTCGGACGCCGTGGCAATGCTCCCGATGGAGATAAAGGGCAGCGACAACAAGGTAATAGTCGCCCATCCGATCGCAGATGCATTTTCCCACCCCGACAATCTGCTGTCACGCCCATTGCTCATTAAGATGCTTATTCAGTCTGTATTGATGAAGGGCAACGGCTTTGCATACGTACACCGTAACGGAGACGGCACTGCAAAGCGCATTCAGTTTGTACCCGCTGACGAAGTGCAGATTGTCTATGACAAGGCGAAACAGAAACTCTACTACACTTGCCCGACCATCAGCCAAAAGCGCATTGAGCCTGTAAATATGCTGCATCTGCGCAAATACTCGCTCGACGGAATCAACGGCCTGTCGGTCATCAATGCCGCCAACAAGTCAATCGAACTTGCAAAGAACACCGAGACGGCGGCAAGCAAGTTGTATGAGAAGGGCTGCAAGGTCGATGGCATCATCAAAGGCGGCACCAATGCCGACCAGAGGAAAGACGCAAAAGAAGCCTTCCTCGGCTCTATAGAGAGCGGAATTGCCGTGTTGCCTCCGCAAATGGACTATCAAAGCATCAGTCTCTCGGCACAGGACGCGCAAATCATCGAAAGCCGCCAATTCAACGCCAAAGACATTGCCCGCTTCTTTGGTGTGTCGCCCTCAATGCTCGGCGACCTTTCGGGCGGTTACTATGGCAGCATCGAGGCCGAACAATCCGCTTTCATTCTCCATACCCTCAACCCATATCTTGTGTTGATGGAATCCGAGTTCACGGCCAAGTTGCTGACAGGGAAAAACAAAGGAATGAGAGTCGATTTCGATGAAACATATCTGTTGAGAGCCGACAAGAATGCCACCGCCAACTACTACTCAAGATTGGTCACAAACGGCATCATCACCCGCAATGAAGCCCGCCGCGAACTTGGTTATGGTGAGGTTGACGGCGGCGACACCCTGCAAGTGGCTTTCACAGACATCGAGCAAAACACCATCGGCAATGCCGACAATAAAAACGACAACAACGATAAATAAAGATAGATATGAACAAGAACGAACCCAACAACATTGAACGCCGCAGTGTAGAATTGCGAGCCGACAAGGAAAGTCGCATGATTGAGGGCTATGCCGTTGTGTGGGAGAGTGTCGGCCATCCGTACCGCAATGACCCCGATTTCGAGGAAATCATTGCCCGTGGTGCCATCACCGACGAAACCATTGCCACCTCCACCGTGCTTGCACTGCTCAACCACGACCAAGGCAAAGTGCTTGCCCGCTCCAAGAAGGGCAAAGGAAGCCTCACTCTCACCATCGACGAAAAGGGCGTTAAATACGCATTTTCCGCGCCCAAAACCGCGCTCGGCGACGAATTATTGGAGTACATCGAGAGAGGCGACATTACGACCTCTTCCTTTGGCTTCATTATGGATTGGAACGACCCCGAGGCCTGCAAGGTGGAACAATGGAGCGGCGGCAAGTACCGCCAAACCATCTACAAGGTCAAAGACCTCTTCGACGTTTCGCCCGTCTTCGAGAGCGCCTATGAAGACACCACTTGTGGAACGAAAAGAAGTCAAGAAATTCGCTCGGCTTGTGAGAGCCTCAACGAATATTTTAACGGCTTGAAATCGGAATTGGAAAACATCTAAAAAAGACACGCCATGAATAGTGTAGAAATACTTGAACGAAAAGCCGCCCTCAAAGATGAGGCACAGGGCATCATTGCCACCGCACAAAAAGAAATCCGCAAACTCAACGACGGCGAAAGCGAGCGATTCAACGCCATCAAAGCCGAAATTGAGACCTTGAACGAGCATCTGCGCTCGCTCGATGTGGCTTTGCCAAACGACAATAAAAACAATAATATTCACCAAAAATCAAACAAAATGGAAAAACGATTTTCCCTTCTCTCGGCCATTAAGAATGTCGCCGAGAATCGCGCACAGGACGAAGTGACCCGTGCCGTCATCGACAACGGTGCCCGCGAGAGTCGCGCCGCAAGTATCAACTATGTGGGACAGATTCAGATTCCCACCTCGGAGGAATTCCGCACCGTTACCGTGGCCACCGAGGGCAGCGACGTTGTTGCAACCGACGTCATGGACGTTTTGACCCCGCTTCGCGCTAAAAACGTGCTGCTGCAGTCGGGCGTCAAGTTCCTCAGCGGACTAAAGGGCGATGTGCAGTACCCCGTCATGGACGCTTTCAGCGCATCGTGGGAAGGCGAGACTGCCACCACCGCCGCCACCACTCCGACCTTCTCGAGCGTGAAACTTCAGCCCAAGCGATTGAGCGTTGTTGTGCCCATTAGCAAGCAGTTCCTTATTCAGGACAGCGCAAGTGCTGAGGCCGCCCTCCGCAACGAGGTTGTCAACGCCATCAATGGCAAGTTGGAGGCCACCATCCTCGGAACCGCCAACGCCACCACCACTCAGCCCCTCGGTCTGTTCTACTCCGCCACCGCCATCGGCACCGTTGCCGACTTCTCCGACATCACCGATATGGAAGGCGACCTCGAGACCGCCAACATGAGCGAATTCCGCTACATTGTCAGCCCCAAGGCCAAAGCCGCCCTCCGCTCGATGGTTAAGGCAAGCGGCATCGGCATGGTGTGGGAGAATAACGCCATTGACGGTGTTTCCGCCCTCACCACCTCGCACATCGCCAACAACGGCATCATCGTCGGCGACTTCGGACAGATGGTTCTTGCCCAATTCGGTGCCACCGACATCACCGTCGACAACGTTACACTTGCCGCCGATGGCTGCATCCGCCTTGTGGTCAACTCTTATTGGGACTTCAAGCCCCTGCGCTCTGGCTGCTACGCTGTCCGAAACGTCAGTGTCGAATAAACAACCCATTTATGTGGAGGGGTGCAACAGCCCCCTCCACTAACAATAAATCCGTCGTACAATGGCAACATACGTAACAATAGGCGATGCAAAAAAGCACCTCAATATCGAAGACGAAGTATTTAAAGAAGATATTTATCTTGAGTACTTGATTAGTGTTGCAGAGGCCACCGTGGAGCGGCATATCTGTCAGCCCCTCGAAGGGTTGACAAACGAACACGGAGACCTTCCAAAGCCGCTTTTTCATGCCATCCTTCTCTATGTCGGCGACCTCTATGCAAGCCGCGAAAGTGTGACTTTCGGAGGGAGCCCACAGCAAGTGCCATTCACTTATGAGTATCTTGTGAGTATGTACCAAAATTATAAAGCGTAATGAGGGCAGGACTATTGACCGAGAAAGTGTTGGTATTGCATCCAACAATCACCACAAACAAGGTCGGTGAGCAGATAACAGAGTATGAAGACATGACTGCCATTCGCGCCCGCGATGTGAGTTTTCGGCAGCAACGCCAACTCGACAGCGGCGAGGTGTGGATGCAGGGGCAGCGAGTTGTTGAGGTACGGATGTACCATGACATCTGCCCAAATGACCTTATAGAATTTAAGGATAAACGATACCGCATTCTTGCAATAGAAACAGAGCGCCAACAGATGTGCAAACGCCTTACCCTCGAAGAAGTCAACCAATAATGAGCAAGTCCACGACCATAGAAACCAATGCAGACAAAGTGTTTGAATCATTCCTTGAACTAAACAACAAGGAAATGAGAAAGGCACTTCGGCAGGGTGTGCAGAATGCAGCAAACAAACTCCGTGGCGAGACAAAGAAGGTCTTTCGCTCGGCACTCCCTGCAGCCCGCCGTCGCAATGCCAAGTACAACGACACCCTGTTGGATGCTGTGAAGCGTTCCAAAGTGGAGGAAACCAAACGCGGCGAGATTTCGGCAAAGGTTCATATTATGGGCATACGAAATGTGGGCTCGGGAACATTCCGCGCCCGCTTCTTTGAGAAAGGCACTACTTTGAGACGGACGCGCAAAGGTTACAACCGAGGCAGTGTTGCCCCTCTCGGCTACTTTGCGACCGCCAACACGACATTCCGAGGCGAATATGACAAGATACTCAACGGCGAAATATCGAAAGCAATAGAACGTATAAACAGAGCAAAGAAATGATAAGGATTGCAGACATCACAACGGACATTTGCGACACGCTCAAACAGATTGAGGAAGTCGGCGACAGAGTGTTCCCCATCGTCGCCAACGAGGGAACGAAATTTCCATTCATCGTATTTGAACGGTCGGGCATTGACGTGACCGCCACAAAAGACGGCTTCGCAGACATCAAAGCCACTTTCAATGCAAGGATAGTGAGTGCAACCTATTTCGACGGCTTGCAGATACTTGACACCGCAATCGAGCAACTTGAAACGATGCAGTCAAAACACGGCATCACCTATCATGTCGCATTACAAGGAGCAAACGAGGAAAGCACCGACGACGGATATGTCCAAACAATCATTTTTTCTGTATAACAAATTAAAAATCAAATAATATGTCAGTTACACCTAAAGAAATTGTATCGGGCGACGCTCTCATGGTCTTTTTGGCAGGGAAAAGCATTGCATATGCCACGTCGCACACCTTGACACTGACCGCCGAGACTGCCTCGGTCAACTCCAAAGACCACGGTATTTGGGCGGGCAACGAGGTGAACAAACGCAGTTGGGAGATTTCCTCCGAAAACCTCTATACCGATGAGGAGTTTGAGGGCATCTTTGACAGTTGGGCGGGCGGCACCGAAGTGACGCTTGTGTGGTGCAAAAAGAAGGAGGCCGACACGGTTGTTGTCGCCAACGGCGATGCAGCCAACTACACCCCCGACAACGACACCACAGGAAAGAAATACTACACGGGCAAAGCCTATATCACCAACATCACGGCCAACGCCAACAGCGGTGAAAAGGCGACCTTCTCTGTCACCTTCACGGGCAATGGCAAGTTTGAAAAAACGACCGTCGCCTAACAGACAACAAACGATAGGGGTGTATGCTTGACAACTACACCCCTTTCAAAAACCAAAGAGCAATGAAAGTAAACATAAACAATACCGAAATAGAACTCAAACAGAGTTTCCGCGCTCATATCATTTATGAGCAAGTGAAGGGCGAGACGTTCCAACCCAAGGGGCTGACCGAGATAATCACCTTTCTTTATTGTGTCATCATGGCCAGTGCTCCGACACTCGAATTGGAGTTTAACGACTTTGTCAATTGGCTCGATGGGAACCCCTCAACGGTGAGCGACTTTTCCGATTGGATGGTTGAGTGCAACCGCAAACAAGGCTCACTTGCACCTCAAATGGACGGCAAAGAGACCAAGCCCACCAAGCCGACGGCAAAAAAAAAGAAGTAACTGAATTGCTCAACACCCTTGTTTTCGGCTATAGACTTGTAGGATATGAATATTTCCTTGACAGAATGCAAGAATACGAAATCCCCATGTTGGTGCAGGGCATACCACAAGCCGACCGCCCACAATGGGAGCAATGCAGACTTCGAACTTTCGCCACGGCCTCGATGTTCAGCAAAAAAAACCTTAAACTAACCGACATTATGCAATTCGCTTGGGATGAGGAAAGGGAGAAAGATGTGGCAGCACCGACAAAGGAACGTCGCGACGAATTAAAAGCGATAGCGAAACAATTTGAAAAAAGATTATAATGGCAACTGACTATAAAACAAGGCTAACCGCCGACACTTCACAGCATGACAAAGCGCTGAAACGGTCGGCATCACAAGTCTACCAATACAAGAAACAGACCGACCAAGCAAAAGCCACCCTCGGCAACCTTGCAAAGAAATTCGGGCCTCTCGCCGCACAGATAGGCATTGCAGGAGGTGCATTCGCTGCATTTGACAAGGCACTCCGAAGCACCGAACAGGGCAGTGACGCTCTCGACCGTACACTTTATGCCACAAAGGCTTCTGTCAACAAGTTCTTTCAGTCGCTCACAAGCGGCAATTTCGAAAGTTTCATTGGTGGGCTGTCCGATATAGTCAGCACTGCCAAAGAAGCATATAATGCACTTGATGACCTCGGTACGATGAAGATGTGGAAAAACTCACGTATCGAACAATTGAAGGCTCAAATCGCCGAAGACCGCGTTGTTGTCAACAATGCCAACACAAGCAATTCCGACAGGGCGGCGGCACAACAGCGAATCAGCCTCAATATGGAGAAAATCCAAGCCCTTACAGGTGACATCGTGGAAGGCACATTGAAAGCTGCCACCGCCAAATTGAGGGAGATTGCGGGCACATCGAAAGTGAGCGACGCACAATTGGAAAAATACCTCAAAATGTGGGAAAAAGGCACTCTCTCTCAGCATTACAACGAATTTATGAGGAAAAATTCATATCAATCAGCGTACACCGTGGGAAACACAGAGGGAATACCGTATACGATGTATGAAACCAAGTACTACAAAGAGACCGACCGCATTCTTGCCAATGCGATGAAGTCCATACTGACCACCAACGAGAACGAATTGCAGCAATACTATGACTTGTTGACACAGGCGGCTCAGTTGCAGCAGACCACCGCCAACCAACAAAACAAAGCAAACACCCTCGCGAATAAAGGAAACGGCAACGGCAACGGCACAAACAAGACCACATATGAGCAAGGCAGCATTGCCGACATTGAGGCACAAATAAAGGCTCTTCAAGACCGATTGAAAAACGAGGTATTGAAGTCAAACGAGGCAATGGTCATTCAACATCAAATTGACCTGTTGGAGAAAAAGAAACAAGCCATCGAAGACAGCCGAAAGCCTGTTGAAAAATTGGGACAAGCAATTGAACAAATGCCCACATTGGATGCTTCAATCATCGACGGCGACGGCATTGCGGCAGAGTTGCAGAAAGCAATAGACGCAATACAAGAGACAGGCTTGACCATTGAAGACCTCACAAACCTTGAAGCCGTGGGAGATTCCTTTGGATATATCGGCGACATGTTTTCCTCTCTTTCCGAGACCGTGGGCGATGAAAGTGGGAAATTGTTTGCCGCTGTCGGAAACTCCATCAGTGCCATCGGACAAGCCATTGCAAAGATTTCGGCGTTGATGATGAGTGAGGGCGCGGCGTCTGTCATGGACTTGCCATATCCCGCCAACCTCGCCGCACTTGCAAGCGTTATTGCCGCCGTCACTGGTGTTATCGGCTCCATCAGTTCAATTGCAAGTCAGCAGTTCGCCGACGGCGGTATTTTCCAAGGCCGAAACACCATCGGCGACTATGGCCTTGCAAAGGTCAACGCAGGGGAAATGATACTCAACGGCACACAGCAAGCACGGCTTTTTCGTATGCTCAACAACCCCACCATCAACGCAAATGTCCCAAACTTTGGAGATGTCGAATTTGTTATCAGTGGCAGCAGTTTGGTAGGCACAATCAACAACTATAACCGAAAAACAGGGAGGGTTAGATAATGGCACGATATTTCGGAGATTTCCGTTCAATTGACACATCAAGCGACCCCGAGGGGCAGAAATACCGCGTTTTGATTTTCACGCAGTACACGGGGCAAAATCCGTATGAGTACAATCGCATAGAGTTTTTGCCAGATGCTCACGGCGTAACACCCGCCCCGATTGTATGGCCGATAGTCGGCACATCTTTGACCATGGCCGACCGCCCATTCGTGGTGACTTATGAGGGCGACGATGGCAATGTCTATAAACCTTACCGCTGCAGCACTGCAGAGGTCAGATTCATGCAATCAAACATCAACCTCGATTTTGTCAACACCAACGGCACATCCACATTGGTTGTGTTGCTGAAATGGAAGAACGAAGTTGCAGAGGTGAATGGACATCTGTACAACAGTATCACAGGCGAAACGCTCTACAAGAAGACGGTGCAAGGGCGCGGCGGCGACACATTTGTCTATTTCCATGGATATGAGCCGTGCAGATACGACAAATTTTGCTATAACGTTGAGTGGGTTGGATTCAGCACTCCCGAAACATACTCAATGGGCTTTGACCATGTGAGGGATGTTTTTACGCTCAACGCACAGGATGCTTTCAGTGTGCTGCAATACAAGAAATATAAGTGGCTCGGCGATGACTCCAACCATGTTGTCTCGATGCTTGACATAATACTGCAGACAATCGGACAACTCGGCACCTATTCAAAAGTGTATATCACTAACACGTTGAAATTTCCCACTCTGTCTGGAACGTCGGCGATAACGGCATTGTCAACGGCAGGGGTGCAGCAGCAAAACCACTTCGACGAAGACGGCAAGCCCACTGACCAACGCACCGCACTTGAAGCCATTCTCACCTATTTCGGGTTGACTGCCATTCCATACAAAGACAAACTCATTATCACCACACCGAACGCCATTGCCGATGGTTGGAGCACATATAATGTTTTCGCCCTGCAGTCAAGTCAGTATATTGTGACTTTCGGCGGCGGCACATACGCACAGCAGTTGGACGAACAAATCAGCGACACCCACGCAGTGAATGCAGATAGTTTTGCCGACGGCGGCACACAGATTTCGACATCAAATGTGGTTAACTCGGCATCCGTCGAAGATAATATATACTACATTGACGATATACTCCCGAAATTCAACGATAGCGACAACTTCAAAAACAAGGTTACAAGAAACGACAACCTTGTTTATGGTGGAGCTCGCTATTATTGGAAGCGGAACACATACGAATCCGATATTGACACAATAGAAACACACCAATACGAGGACGATACATATTCTTTCACCGCTTCTCTCATTGATGAACTCACGCAGACATATAACATCATTTATACCATAACATTGAGTGAGACCGAGACGGAAACGCCCGACTATGGCAGCGGATTGGTCAATCACCCAACTTGTATTGTCATGGACAACTACGGTGTTGACACCGAGACGCCCGACAAGAAACAGCGGGTTGTCTATTTCCATGCCCGCCCGTGGCTTTATGGAGCCTTGCCCTCATGGTACAACGGACAGCACATGAACAATCCTGTGTGCCAACAGAATTTCCGAAACCTGCTCGATGCACAGAGCAAGAGACAAAAGATGTTGACGGTGAAGTCGAAAGGCTTTTGGAAAAATGAAGGTCTCTATATGGTATTGTTGGGCGATTGGAAATTCTACTACAACCGATACAACAACACAAGCCCATGGCCGCGCCAATTCGACAACGGCATCAATCCAAATGTCAACACCAATACCTCAAACAACTACGTCTATGCCAAAGTGAAATATGGTCACAATTGGTTGGCAAATGCAGCGACACAAACCGCTTACACTTGGAGCACCACAGAGCAGTTTGTCAAACTCTATTTCGATGTGTCGGCGGGCGGCAAATGTTTCGACAATCAGTTCCCGTTCAAAGCCACTGAAAGCGGGCATCAGGGAATTATTGTGTTGCTCCCCGACCTTGACTACATCAGCAATATATCGATTGATTTTTTCCGCCCTCTCGGAGTTGGTACAAACACGGCATCCTGTGTCATTCTCTCGAACCTCGACTTGCAGTTGAAGACCACGCGAGAGTTGTTTGACGATGAATATTCGGGCGGTCGTGACAATCGTGAATATAAAACCGAGATTGACAGCGAGGCAGTCAACGAACAGGGCGAAGTCAAAAACACGCTCAACACCGACAACGACATTGCCGCAAACTACTCGCAAGTGCTGAAAGTGCTGTCTGCATCAAGTCTCGCCATTATGCCACCCGTCTACAATGTCGCCACAGGCCGTTATGCTGTCCCCGAAAACCACGCCACGGCAAATCTCGCTTGCCAATACGGGACACCGACCATCACGCTAAACATGGCATTACATAACCCGATAACTCCATACACTCTATTGACGTGGGCACAACTGCCAAACAGAAAGTTTATTGTCAATGGTGAGGAAATAGACTTCGAGAGCGAGACGGCTGCAATCAATATTTGTGAGGTGAAGGCCACAGCGGGGACTGGAGAGCACACTCGACGAAACCGCACACGCAACTATCGGCGAAATGGTGACCTTATAGGACATGACCGCCCGACAAAGATTGAACGCGAGACCATCACGGCTGTTGTCCCAACAACAACATCGCGCAATATCAGCGGCCACACCATCACAACGGACAACGAGCGGGAGGGGCTTATCACAATTGAACCACAATTCAGTGAAAACAGATTGCTTGTGTCTGTTCCCGAAGGGGTGGATATGACGCCAAGCGTTGACGAAAACGGACATTTAATTTTCAACTTTTGATAACAACTTAATACATAAAGAAATATGAATTACGACTTGGGTAAATTTCAAATGAGGCTTCGGGGCAATTACTCCACCACCACCAACTATGACTTCCTTGATGTGGTGTACTACAACGGCGGCTCCTACTGCAGCAAGGCTGACGGCACAAAGGGCAAGGTGCCGACGAACACAACCTATTGGCAGCAGATTGCGGCACAAGGGCAAACAACCCTCACACCTGAGCAAAAAGCGGAAATCGTCGCTGCTTTGGTTGAGGAACATGGCATTGTCATTGACCCCGACTATAACCAATTTACAACGGAAGAGAAACAGAAACTCGAAGACCTCTCAAACCCGAACAATGCAACATTGACGATACAGACTAATGGCAGAACGGTTGGCACATTCACCTCCAACAGCGCACAAGACAAAATCGTCAACATCAATGTCCCGACTGACTATATCCCGACATCGGTAGTCCAAACCATTACCGAGGCGGATATTGTTATTGAAAAAATGCAGTTCGGCATGGTGTATATTTTCACCTCCCCTGTCTCGGTGGCCATACTTTCGTATGAAGACGAAATGGAAGGTGTTGCAGACTATTTCGGTAAATACACGGACATTCCCACATATTTCTATATCCGACCACAGCGGGCTTTGGCGTTGGAAATCCCCGAACAATCATTGATTGTCAAGAATACCCCGCTGACACTCGATGCAGATGTTTGGTATCGGGTTGTTTGCCGTGCGGGAATATGGGAAGTTGATTTGTTGACAACCACAGAAGAATAAAGCCATGAAAAAGATAAATAACTACTTAAAAGAAATCGGCCTGGGCTTTTGGTGGAAAGCCTCATTGGTGGCGAGCATCGCGCTAATTGTTGCAGGCTTTTGTGTGCCTCCCATGGGCATTGTTGACGGCTCTGTGTTGATTGCTGTGGGCGAGTTGATGCTGTTTGTCAACATTCCTGTCTTTTTTGCCCATGCAAGTGGCAACAAGGTCGAAGCGTCGCTTGACCTTGACGATAAACAAATCAACATAAGTTCAACCCCTAAAACCATCAAGAAATGAGCAGACCCGCAAAACCCATTATAGGCTACCATGACGGCGAGGCAGTTGTTTTTGAACATGCTGCAATTGCATCGGCGCGAGTTGGTTGCTCTATTGCAACAATACGAAAAATCCTTGTAGAAGACATTGAGTACAATGGTTGGACGCTCGATTATAAATACACAGATGACGAAATAAACATGATAAAAGAATCCGAAACCAAACCCTTCGAATTCACACTCCATAAAATCGACGGCCAACTGCAACTCACTTTGCGCTTCAACGTCGAACTTGACGGGTCGGAATGCCACGGCGATTGCAAGTTTCACGAGGTTTCCTTGCCTCTCGGTGTAATGGACTATGGGAACATCGTTTCGGCGGTCTTCAATGATGTGTACACAAACAATCAGTTTCAAGCCATCATGGCAAACCACGCCCTCGACCCCGAAGATGAGGAACACGAAGCGGAATTTCGGCAAATGCAGGAGTTTCGCAAACTTGCCAAGCAATATGCAAAAGATGTAATTGCAGAAATAGAAGCAATTGACGATATTGACGAATACCTCAAAAAACATTCACAATGACCGAATCAAATGTGTTTCCGTCGGCGTTTCTAATTGTCTTTTAACCATGCCATCCTTTGTTATACCCACACCTTCGGAACCGTGGGAGTTGGTACTTTTGCCGACCACACGCGCGGCAATGGGTGACGCAATTGTTATAACGCACGATTGCGCCCCTTTTGGAGTGTCGTTGGCACATCTGCCCATTGAACGGCTGCAAGTGTCTGTATCGGCGGAAAAAGCGGCAAAAATGAAACGCGGCAATTGGTCTGCCCTGCTGTCGGCTGGTGAGGACAAAAGCATTGGAGCCGTTTATCGGGATGTAATTACAATACCCGCGCCATCCGAGCCTCCCAACAAACTCGATACTCTGTGCATGCTCAAAGCATTCGCGGCGACACTTGAACCTATAGAACTTTCAATGCTCACTAAATAGAAAAGCCCCTCACAATCCGAGGGGCTTTCGCTTGAAAGGAGTTGATTTTTTATTTGGTCACAAATGCCGCAATGTCCTTGTCGCTCAATGTCAATGTATGCTTCGAGGCGGCAGTGGAAAACGTTATATATTCGCCGCTCTTTTCCATCTTTGCGACCACGAACGGCAAATGCTTGCCGTTGCCGTGCCACTCCTGCCAATTATTCGAGCGTGTCTTTGAAGTGTAGATAAACTTCTGTTCGCCCGCTGTTGTCTGCAAGGTTACAAGCGTTTCGCGCTCTCCAATTCGTTTTAATACGACGTCTATAATATTGCGGTGTACCATCTGCGAAACCTCTTCGGCTGACATTGCAAAATTGTAGCCGAAAATGGCTTCACTGCGCCCGCCCACCGATGTGCTGTCTATCTGTCTTTGTTTTCGGTCTGCCTCAATGCGTAACTTTGCGATTTTCTCTTTGAGGTCATCCGCTTTCGCGACTGCCTTTGCCCTGCGCTCTTTCCATTCGTCTTTGTCAATGGCTCCAACTTCATACATATCATTAATGCGGTCAACGGCTTTTTTCACGCGCTTGTCATATTCGCTTTGTCTGTTGTCTATCTCATTATGCAAGTCGTTTAATTCCGCAAACAGCACTTCCTTATTGACGTTCAATTGCTCTTTTTGTCTTTCCATTTCCAACGGCAATGCCACCTCATACAGCAGAGCATCCAAGTTTTTCGCGTTGATGGTGACATCGTTTGAGCAACCCTTATTTTTTCCGTGGGTAACACAACGATATGTCGCCGTTTTATCGCTTGTCTTCCACACAACATAATGGTGTCCACATTCGGGGCAGGTAATTATCTTTGCACCCAACCAATATTGCTTTGTGTTTCCGATTCTTGTTGTCTTCTTCTCGGCGACTTGACGGCACTTGTCCCACGTATCATTGTCAATGATGGCAGGGCACTTGAAGACTTTGTGCTCGCCGATGTATGCCCGATTGGTAAGAATGCGGAAGAGGTTTTCGGCATTGCAGTCTGGCCAACCGCAGTATTTCATTTTCTCGGTGAGACTCTCAATGCTGTAGTCGCCTGTGGCGTACTTCGCGAAAGCATCCTGCACAAGCGGGGCTTTCTCGGGGTCGGGCATCATATAGTCGTTATCGTCAACGGTGTAACCGAACAGCACACGCCCGCCTGTGTGTTGCTGCTTCTCCAATTTTGCTTTCCTTGTACGTTCAAAGCGGGCTTTCTTTTGCTCCATTTCTTGCTTTGCAAGCGTTATGTAAAGCGTGAAAGCGATTTCCATTCCGCTATTGACGGTGCCATCATCATTGAGCAACACAAGGGCGGGATTTTTGATTTTCAGTTGAACACGATGCTTGATGAGAAATTCTTTAAACTGCATCATCACAACCTCATTTCTCCCGATACGGTCTAACGCCCAAGCATAGACACATTCGATTCCGCCCGCCTCGATTTCGCGATAGACACGCTCCATGTTTTCTTGATATGCTGCATCAATCTTGATGGCCGATGCACCATGTTTGGCAAGCAGGATGAGGTCTTCTTCCTTGTTCCCGTCTGCGATTGCAAACTCTTTGATTTCTTTGATTTGGTTGTCAATTTCTTGACGGCTTGTTGATGTTCTGCAAATTAAAATTGATTTCATAGTCTTTACTCCTTTCAAATTATGGTGCAAAGATACGAAATAATTTTGAATTATAGTGTAACTTTATTATCATTCGCTATAACAAACAACGATGGAGTTACACTATAATTTTACGTAACTATCAAATTTTCAACAGAAATAAGAAATTGAAAAATCTTTCAAAAAAAGCAAGATTTTTTTCGATTAGACACCTTTGAGAGGTGTTTTTTTTGTTTGATGATTAGAATTTCGATACCAAATCGGCGCACATTCGTTGCACATCCATCGTGGTGTACAAGGGTGTTTTGTTGTCTTTGTCGGTGAGGATATGGAACGAAATAGTGTCGGCGGTGCACTTGTACATTGCGCGATGCTCAACAGAGCGGAGAGTGTCAACAAACTCACCAAGCCGCCATGACGCTGTGCAGCGGTCAACCCTCTGTGTCCACTCATCAACTCGCTGTTTGTATTCATCGCGGTCAATCAGTCCACTTGCAAGGTCGGCTTGTGCCTGTGCAATTCGGGCAGTGGCAGCGGTAATGAATACGGGACTATCAAACGAATAGTCGCATTTCTCAATTGTGCATTCGTTGACGTTACGGCCATAGTATTCCTGTATCTTTGCTTTGGCAAAGGTCTCTATCTCGGTGTTGCTGCTGTCGGCACATCCGATGGCCATAAGAGCAGCGAAAATTGCGAAAAATACTTTCCTCATTGTCTCGAATTTTGATGCAAAAGTACAACTTTTTCGGCACGCGACAAAAAAAATATCAACAGGCAGTCTCGCGCGATTACTATAGTCGCGCGTATTGTAATAACGCAAAAGATATTAACAATGGCCAACATCGACAGACTTTGATAATCCGATATTATGTTGTATCTTTGCATCGAATTCACAGCGGCGGGGTCGGGTTTATGCTCGAATGTCCCGACCCCATCCAAGCCGCAATCATTCGAGCAAACAAACATTCGAGCAAGATGAACGATAATTTAACAACTCTGCCCTCTGCAAATGTGTCTTGGTGCAAAACGCTGAACGGCTACCCAAAGAAACAAATAAGCCTTTGGGACGGTCTGTTTGCTATTACAGATAAAGAGAAGGCAGAAGTCGAATTGATACGCAAAACAACTAACAAGGCAGAGCGCACCGCTTTGAAGTCGAAACTACCTGCAATAACTCCACACGGCACAATGAAAATAAACAAGCCGAAGACACAGGCAAACACCACGCCAAACGGCTATATCGTCATCGACATTGATGCAGATGATAACAAGCAATATGATGTATGGCAGATGTTCGATATAATGAGCAGCGACCCATATACGATGCTCTGTTCGCGGTCATGTAGTGGGAAAGGTGTGCTCGCTGTGTGGCAACTTGGATTTGTCAACGGACAGCGGGATTTCAAAGCGTATTTCGATGCAATAAGTCAATATCTACTACAAGCGTACAATATCACAATCGACAAGAAATGCTCAAATATTGCGGCAAAAAGATATATCACTTTGAGAGAAGACCGCCTCTATACCAACGCGGATGCAGTAAAATGGACGGAGAAAAAGACACTGCAAACAACCAAGAAGAACAACAACCCCGAACACATAGAAGTTGCGCTGCCTTTGTCCGAAGAAGTCGGCGCGGTGTGGCAATCGGCTGAGAATATAACGGACTTTCTCGACAGATGGTGCAGGAAGTGCCCACAACTGCGGACGGAACCGACATACACACATACAATGGGCTGTCTGTACGATGTGGCAGACGGAGAGCAGGAGTTGTCGCGCCGATACGAATATACAAATGCAGTCGTATTGGAGATAAGGAGGGGTGACGGGAGCATTGACAAGCGGCGAATGTCTGGCAACAGAGCGGTCGTCAAATGGAAAAATGGGGAGCGGCGCACAAAGAAACTCTTCAAGGATGGCATCATTCTCAAGTCCCTCAACGACGGCATCACCTTTGATGATTACTTTGTGTTTCTTGCAAATGAGTTGGTCAAGTACTTTGATTTGAGCGATGGACGTTTCACTAAAGAACACTTTGCAGGTAACGTTCTCAACGCTTGGAATGCTGACTACAGACTTCAACACGGAAATGCAAGGAAGTGGAAAGTCAACAAGACTGAAATGGCAAGAAGGAATATGACAATGCCCCAAGCAAGAAGACAGGCACAAAGAGAGTACAACCTCCAACAGAATGACCCGCTTTTGTGCTTGGACTTGTCGGCATCAGTACAAGCAAGCGCAGACGCTGCAAATGTTTGCTATAATACCATGGCAAGACGAATGAAAGAGGAAGGAATAAGAACCGACAAACAGCAACTTAAAGATAATATGGAAGCATACTTTGCAACAGGTCACTGTGCCGAGGATATTGCAGATTGCTGCGATTGTACAATAGCGCAAGCGAAAGACTACATCCGCAAGAAAGAGGATGCAATGTGGGATGAGCCGACAACGAACAATGCCAGCCGCAGAAAACAAATACTTGCTCTTTGTAGATATATTTCGATGAATGAGCCAAGTGTTGACACATTCATCATTGAAGCGAAAAATCTATGCAACACCTTAAAAAAAAAGAATTTGCGGTAAGTTTGGAAAATTTTCATTTGAAAGAATAATATAGTTGATTCTCCCCTCTCTCCCACAAACGGCGCTTCTCAAAAAACTCAATCCGAACAAGTGTTGAGTTCTTTTTTTTTGTCATACAACGTATGATTCAAACCTCCCCGCCATATCTTTTTTTTGCGAGAGTGTAGGTAAAC